ATCTTATAATAACTATACCTGAACCGCCAGAGCCACCACCACCTGGTCCTGATCCACCTCCACCACCACCTGTATTTACTGTTCCCGCCCCACCAGCAGTTGTTGTTGTATTACCATTTCCACCACCGTTTGTTGCGGTTCCTCCAGTAGTTCCAGCTCCACCACCACCACCTGATCTTCCAGTAGGAGTTCCATTAATAGAAGAAGTTGTTCCAGCTCCACCAGCTCCACCCACTGATGGTCCTGGAGTTGAATCACCTCCAGTTCCTCCTGCACCACCCCCTCCTCCGCCTCCAGTAGAAACAGGTGAAGATGGATATGCTGCTTTTCCACCAGGATTACCTTGAGATGGACTTACAGGAGGAGTATTTCCTGTTCCAAAAAAACTTTGTGATGGTACATCATCTGCTTGACCAGATCCACCTCCAGAACCACCAGGAGCTGCTCTTGCTGAGCAGCAAGTATTATTTCTTGAGCCACCTCCACCACCACCAGTCGATGTAATTGTTGAAAAAACTGAATTTGAACCACTTACACCTCTAGCTGGATTAGTATTTGAACCAGCTCCTCCAGCTCCAACTGTGATTGGATAAGCTGTTGCTGAAACTGGTAATGATGTTGAAGACGCTAACGGAGAAGCTGTCCACGGAGCTCCTGTTGCTTTTGATTCTCTGTAACCTCCAGCTCCACCTCCTCCTCCTTCACTATCAGCTGGTGCACAACTAGAACCTCCACCTCCTCCACCACCTGCTACTACTAAATAATCTACTGTTGTTGATCCTGCAGGATTACCAACAGAACACACTGTAAAAGTTCCTGGACCTGTGAATGTATGAATTTTATAATCACCAGAAGTAGTTACTGTTCCACCTGTTGCTACAATAAATGTAGGAGTTGGTAATTCAGATCTATTTCCAGAATCTGTTACAATCCAACCTTGCGTTGCATCTACATATACAAAAGTTACTGAAATACCATTTGTTGATAAAGTTCCATTAGCTGCTACTCCACCAATATTAGAACTATTTCTTCCAACTGTTAAATTGTTAGTTGCAAAAGTATTTGCATAATCACATATACCAACAACTGCTCCTGCTGAAGGAGTTGCAGGTAATGTTACTGTAAAAGCTGCTGAAGTGGTATCGCAAAAATATCCAACTCCAGATGTTGCTGTGAATCCTGTAGTTTTTTTAGTTGTATCCCAAGATACGGCTCCTGTAGGACCAAATCCTGCAGCAGTACCTTGATTAGAAATCGTTGCTCCTGATGGAATAATAATAGTATCTCCACTTGCGCCTAATGTTAAATTAGTCCCGCATTGTGGTTCAACCGCATTGACTTCTAGTTTACTCATTACAATATTACCAACGTTCCTGTTACAGTGTATGTGTTAACAATAGTTACAGGACCTGCAAGAACTGCAGACTCAATGACCATATTTTTATTTTCTAAAACTTGGGCATGAGTATAGATATCCTGTGATCCCGGTTTGTTACCGATATAAGTTGTAGTATATAAACTATCCATATTTTTTACCTATGCACTAATTGAATCTACTACACTCACATAAACATCAGCAGATGTTGCAGTATCTGATTCTACTCTAAGTAGATCAGTATTCTGCATTACAAATTTAGCGCCTCCAGTTACAAGTTCAACTGAACTTGATGGTGGAACACTTAAATCTTTTGCAATGTATCTAACGGTGCTTCCTGTTACAGAAACCCAAACAGATACAGTGATTGCTGAAGCAACTATGTTTGTAATTCTAACTCCAATTACTGCATCATTTGAATTTGCTGTAAAAATAGTAGCAGCACTATTAGTTGCTTGTGCGCTATATCTTACGAAATCTTGTGCCATATGTTCTCCTTAATTTTTAAATTTGTTTAAATATTTAATAGCAGTTTGTAAATAATTAGTATTATCTTTTAACAAACCTAATGCAATATTACAATCACTACATAATAAACCTCTAATTTTATTAGTTTTATGACAATGATCTACAGCAAAAGCTCTTTTTTTATTTTTATATTTACCATTATTATCTACTTCACAAATACAACATTTATTATTTTGTTTAAGTAATAATTTATTATATTGATCTAAAGTGATACCATATGCTTTTTTAAGTTTATGATTTTTATCTGTTTTATAATCATAAACATTCATGCATTTTTTACATATATTTTGTCTTTTATATTTACCATTTTTATTAAAATAAAATTTATCTAAAGACAAACTAGTTACACACTTTTTACATTCCATTATTTGCATCAGAGAGCTATCGCCATGGCAACAGCAAATCCATTACTTGCTGCACCTACTGGCGCTCCTGTTGAATCTAAATATACTGCTTTACTAGCTGGTAATGTACAAAATACATCTTTTGTTCCACTAGTAAAAGTTACTATAGTATCAGAGTTAGAACTTGTTAAAATTGTTGTTCTAGTTAAAACAGTTCCACCTGCATTAAGTGTACCTAATCCAACTTCCCATTCTGAAGTACCTTGATTAAAAATAGCATAGTAAGTGGTATTGTTTCCACCAATACCATTGGCAAAACTATCAAAACCAGTTTGTGCTCCGTTTAAAGTAAAAGTACCTGTACCAGTTGAAGTACTAGTTTCTTTTACTCGGTCGTTTATTACTAACGCCATTTATTTTTAATCTCCTAATTAAGAAGTTATACTAATAATTGCATCAGAACCAGAAGGTGAACCGCCTGTTGGGCTTGGGAATGTAACTGTAAAAGTTCCATTCGTGCACGTTTTGTTTCCGCCAAAATCTAGTACGACTACCAGTTTGTTTGAACTTGTTGAATTATATATTGCTCCATACGCTGCAGTAAAAGTCGCAGGTGTTGGTGAACCCCATACAGAATCAGCAAAGTCAACTGTTGCAACGTTGTTCACGTTTGAAACGGCCTGACTCGCAAGTAAATTTCCACCAGCAGTATATTGACTACCACCTGAAGAACTTACTTCACTTGTTGCAGTGTAAACTGTGCTAGCTGTTGTATATGGATTAGCAGTATATAAAGACAAATAAAAACTATTACCACCTGATTGAAATTGATGTGCTCCAGATAGTAATTGTACTGGGAATGAATAAGGTACTATGTTTGCCATTTATTTTTCTCCTTGTTATTTATAACTTGATGGTGATTTAGAAATTAATTGAGCACGAACTACACCATCTTTGTATTCGTCTCTGCGTCTTTCGCCGATTTGCTCGACTGCGTACGATTCAAGAGCTTTTTCATATTCTTGAGAGTAGTATTGTAACATATCTGCAGGACCTTTCAAGTATCCATATGCATTAACTAAAGTAGCATATAGAAGTAGATCTTGGTATTTATTTGATAAATAAGTGCCTGTAGTACTATATGGAGTAGATGTATTAGGTGCTGTAGTGCTAGTAAGGCTTTCTGGTTCCTTATTATAAGCCAAAGTAATAGTATAAGTTTTATCAGGAGTAGGTGCTACAATCCAAAAATCTTCATCCCAGTTAGCATAATATTTAGGAATATCTACATTTGCTGTTGCTGGAGTAGAATAAAATTCAGCTATAAAACTATTATCTCTTTGTTCTAAGTAATATTGATTACCATTAGAATCTGTTAATTGAACATATCTAATAACTCTTAAATCATCTGGTATAGTTACAAATCTATTTCCAATTACTAGACTAGAAGTAGCATAAAAAGCACTTTGATCAGTATCAATAGATCTATAAATTTTATTTTCAGCATTAACAATAAATCCATTTAGAACAGCATCTGTAAATACATTACTATTTACTTCTGTATAATTTCTAACATCTGATTGTAGATTTGCTAAAGTATATGCCATATTAAACTGCTCCTAATGTTACTGGACCTGCAGAGCAATTTGCTCCACCTCCATTTATATTTCCTGTAGTAGCATTATCTGAACTTGTAAAGTAAAAATAATTTTCAGGAGTTGTTAAACCACCTGCTGCTGTAACTACAGTTCCATCTGATCTTATTTTTCCTACAGTAATTGTAAATCCATTTACATTATCAATATCACTTACTCCATCAAAAGTTGGAATAGGTGCAAATTGTTTTAAGTTAGGTGTAAATGCTCCACCAGTTCCTGGATTTATTACTTGTGCTGGACCTCTTAATCTTACCACATCTCCAGTAGATCTTTGATGATCTTGAGAATAAACATTTATATAAGTTACTCCATTATAAATTACAGTTTCAAATGGATTAGGAGTTAATAAAATTAACTGTGGTGTATCTGCTCCTTGTACTCTTGGATTACGTAAAGCTTGTGGATCATTACCAACAGGTTTTGGATCTAACTGTGGTTGTTTTTCTTCATACTCAGAATAGTGAACTAAAAATCCATTCCATTCTCTTACCATTTCTCTGTAGGGAAATCTCATTCCAGATCTATCAGAAATTGCGTAAGCTTGTTTTCCTTTTGCAAAAGTACCCATTAAGATAACACTCCATCTCCATAATATGTATTAGGTGAAATGAAAGTAGATACTCCTTGATTGTCAGCATCAAGAGCTCTTAACATTTCACTTTCATATATACGTTCTAATTCTTGAGTTCTTGCTGGAGCAAATTTCATACTTAAATAATAAGCAAGTCCAGACATCATACATGGATAAAATCTATTTACTACATCTGCTGTATTTGTATATGCACCTACATCTTGAATTCTAGCAACATAGTAAAAACAAAATTGAAAACTAGAAGGTGTTGAAGTGCTAGAAACACTTGCACTTGGTGTAGCATATAAATAAATATTAGGATTCTTTTTTCTATCTACGTAATATTGAGAAGGTGTTCCTTGTGCTAATTTATTTGGAGTTGCATTATAAGCTGATCTATCTATTTTAGTTAAAGCAATATCTTGTGGATTAGCTGTGTCTGAATTATTTCTATAAAAAGCTTCTAATACTTCTGAAATATCATTTGGAAAATTAACAGTATCACTTGCATAATTATATTCAGCTTGTCCTTGAACTAAAGGAATTTTAGCAAGTTTTACTTTCCATAAATGAATTCCTCTATTGCCCCATTCTTGAAACATAATGTTTAAAGAACGTCTTGCACTTTTTAATTGATATCCTGTTCGCGCTCCGCCGATACCTGTTCTTTCATAAGCTTCTTCTATAATATCATCTATTTGTGGGTCAAATTCAGTAGTTCCTGAAGTTGGGGAAATAGTTTGTGCTTGATTACCCATGCCTGCTGTTGAGG